GTTCACGCACCCATATGAAAAAGAAGCATATGGTCGGCAGAAAGATCCTTGGACTGACGAGATTCGACAGGCATGGAAGGAAGATTTTGATGACGAAGTTAATTGGTAAGGTAATCGATCACGCCGAAAGTTTCTTACTACTATTCATTGTTGCCGGCACCGTATGGGCGGCCGGTTTCGATATCATTCACATGTTCGGCAGTCAAGGCAAAATGGCCTTGGGTGACTTGTTTATGTTGTTCATATATGCCGAGATTCTAGGAATGGTCGGTGCGTTTTACAAAAGTCACCGAATCCCTGTCACACTACCCATCATCATTGCAATCACTGCTTTGACCAGAATGATACTACTGCAAACAAAAGGCGAACAGTCGCTTGATATCTTGTTTGAGGCTGGTGGTATCTTCATTCTCGCGGTCTCCGCGTACATACTCAGTTACAAGGACAAACTGTCACTTGAAAAAGAGTCTCTCCGTAAAAATGTTAAGGAAATCAAGAAGTTATAAGCTATTGATTTCCTTGCTTATTCTAAAAAGTTATTTACTTATAAAAAAATAATCTAAAAAACCATGAAAAAAGCGCTGTTTTGGGCTTGTACTGGTCCATGGTTCCTGTATAATTACTCCGTAATCTGATGAATAGAGAGAGTAATTGATATGGCACGAATTATTTACCAAGATTCTTTTGACCGCGATGGTCTTGAAAACGAAATCGACTTCAACCAAGCACTGCGAATCATCAAAGGTTTCATGGGAACCGACGATACTCTTGATGCTCTCAAAGGTTTTGAGAAGCGTTACGAGAAAGCAGAAAACGAATTGATGAATGGTGAAAGTATTTACGACGACCTCGATTATGAGTGGCGATATGAGATATTCTCTTACAATCTTCTGATCGAAGGTTTCTCTAAATTGTTTGCGCCTAAGGAAGCCGCGTAATGATTGAATCTGTTGAACAGTTTTTGGCGAGAGGCGGCAAGATTGATGTCTTGCCTCCTCAAAAGGAGAAGAAATCGTTGAGCATGTCTCGCAAGATGGGTTTCAACGAATCACAGTATAATGTTGGTCGTAAGAAAGTTTTGGCACGCCAACTTGCAAATAGGAAAGCAGCATGAGTGAAGTAGCATGGTACGCGGTCGGTTCGACCGGCGAAAAGGTTTTAGATGTGGTCGAATCTGCCATTGATGGCATGATCACCGACCAACAGTTTATCAATAAGTTGTATGCGCTCGGTCTAAATGATCAGGAGATCATGACCGTTTTTTCTGAGAACGTTTTAGGAGTTTAACATGGGTTGGAATCTTGAGGGTTTACGTGTTGTAGCTGGTTACCTTGACGGTGCCGTAACCGTTACAGGTCTTGTTACGCACAGCCGCGTCAAGTATGGCGGCGGTGTATCTCACCACGTCCAGTTGGACGAAGGTTTTGCGTGGCGCAATGATGCCGGCAAAGTAGTTGTCAGCCGTCCCGCCGGTGATACCGTCATCGTCGGTCATGCGAATGTGACCCGCGTTATGGAGGCCGCGTAGTGATGGTTTTACCTGTTTTGTTATTGACTGCGTGGTTTGTCTACGTAGAAGTTGAGATGCCTAACCGCACCAACGAATGTCCTTACAATGAGTATGCTTGTGAGACCGAGGAGGCCGAGAATGGTGACGCCAGCTGATCTGATTCAACAGATCGAAGACCGCATTTACAATTTGCGTAAAGAGTCTGAGACGATTCTGCGAGAGAGTCCGACTACGTTCAATGTCGCCTACCTTGAAGGCGTCGAAGAGTTAGCGAACTCAATTGAAGCTGCCATCTATGAGTATGGCGAAATGATATCTGCACAAAATGATGAGGCAATGAATTGATGTTAGATTGGTCTGATGAAGAAAGAGACGCTTACAAAGCTTATGAGAGAAAGAAAGAACTATTCTATAGGCGTGGTGGTCGTAATTCTTCACGTGATTCAGAACGCAGTAAAACCTATCGTTCAGAGTGGGCGTTTCAATCTAAGATGGGAAGCGGTAAAGAATTTAAAACCATCAAAGAAGCGCAAAAGTATGCCGATAAAGTAACCAAGTCTGTGACTTGGGGAAAGGTGACTCGCAAGAACGGCGGCGTTGGAGTCAATAAGACTCGCCTTGAATATGCCGCCTCTCGCCGCAACGGCACCACGGCAGGTTATGCCTTTATTGGTGGTCGAATCAAACTGTACAGTAGTGGCATGAATGAATACACGCTGTTGCACGAACTGGCACACCAAGCAGGTTACATGCACCACGGTCAAGGATTCCGTCAGTGTTTGGTCAAGTTAGTATCACGATTTATGGGTCGAGATGCCGCTAAGGCACTCAAGGCAGAATTCAAAGAACGCAAGTTGAGGATGACTGTGCCTAAGATCAAAGAGCCTGAGGTGTGGTTGAAATCTTATCGACGAATGAAAGAGTTGCGAGCAAGAAAAAACTCTTGACAGAAATTACTGGAGATAGTAAAGTATGAAGAAGAGTGACGCAAATCGTTTTGGTCCGAAAAAGATCAAAGTTGGTGATGCGATTAAATTTACCTATCACGGTGATCCTTTTGAAGGCACCGTGGTTCAAAAACTGGCGGCACAGATGATTGTGGATGTAGATGATGTGCCTCAGTTTTTCCTTTATTCTAATCAACGTCAGATGGAGAAGTTGAAATGAAAAAGAAAAACGTGCAAGCACGCCGTGCTGTTGCCTTGGCTAACCTAAAGAGCGCCAAGTTTTTCCCGAAGACAATGCGAGACGGCAAAGAACGTTCGCAAGAGAAGTGGGAGGAGAAGCGACAGCTTCAAATTGAAATTCTTGAGAAGAGGTTGGCGTTATGAGAGTCGAAGTAACCAACCGTCACAAAAAGAGTTTCGAAGAAATCGAAATGTTTCGAAACAGTGAGACCGGCTGGATCTGTACAATCACCAGCGGTTGGCGCCGAGGCACGGTTCGATTTGACATTGAGTCCATGGATGACCTAAATATTGACGAAGAGTGTGGTCCAGATTCAGCAGATTATGAACTTGATGCAACCGCGTTTGAAGAGTTTGAATTTATCGATTCATACGATGGTTGTTGGACTGATATCAGTGTATATCATCCTACTCTAAAAGAAGAGGAAGAGGATGACATGCAAGAGAAAGTCGAAGAAGCATGGGATGAAGACGGTTTCATGGGCCTTGAAGAGTTGGGATTTGTCAGCGAACAATACGAGGCGATGTTTTATGGTCCCGTTGATGTCGAAGAAATCCTTGATAGGGACAAGTATCTCTAAGGAGAAACTATGAAGCAGACCAAGGAAAGATGTTACGACATCTGACCTTATTATCGATTTTATTTTTGGCAGCCTGCGGTAGTGATGACGCCAGTGAAGAAACAACACCAAACTACCCAATATCAGGTACCGTTATTTCAGAGAGTTGCGATGGCACTACTCTCATCCAAGAAATCGCCGATGGTGTCGGCGGTTCCTCACAACAAGAAACGCCAGAGTCCGAACAATGCGGTTACGTAGCACCGCCGGCCGAAGGCACAATTTTAGATGAGTACTGTGAAGAATATACACTTGTAACTGTAAAAGCTGATGGAAACGGCGGTGAGACATATTCATACGATGAAGAAAATGAAGAAATATGTGGTTATGAACCTCCACAATTCGCTCCAGCAGGTACACCAGAAGGTGAACCATACTGTGCGAATTCTCTAGCACAGGACAGATTTCTTGAACTCTTAAACACCGTGAATCACTTTTTAGATAATGATCTTTTACAAGACTATGCTGATGGTGAAGGCGGCACTTATACTGAGCGAGTCGAACATATATCGCAACAGTGTTTGGTTCAAATGGAACCACCGCCTGAATGTCCAACAGACGCAACAGATACAGGTGATTCAAGATACGACTACATGACTTGTGATGGTATCAAACAGAGAACGAGTACAGACTTTGCCTATGCAGATCAACACGAAGGCACGGCTGTTGTTGACATACTGATTGTTTATGATACTAAGTTAACGCATCAAGACCGCGGTGAAAGAACACGTGATGAGTTTATACTTGATCAGATTTTTCACGCCAACCATATGTTCGAAGAGTCAGGTGCTGATATTGCACTGAGACTGGCCGGCATCATTGATGTTAACGTAGAACCTGGAGACCTTTATAGGCAGTATCGATCATTCTTCAACGCACGTGATGAGTTTGCCGATATAGACAAGTGGCAGTTAGACGCAAACGCTGACATTGCATTTTTGTTTAAAAAGAAAGAGGAAGATCCTATTGCGTGTGGTGTTGCACAGCTTGACGGCACACGTGGTTTACAGTATACTAGGGGCATTACACAGTGTTACGATAACAGTACCTTTCAAGAGGCCGAAAACACACGATACTATGAAAGGGCAAACGAAACATTTGTACATGAAGTCGGACACATATTTGGCCTAGAACACGAAAAGGAAGATGCTAGTCTCGGATTGTTTGAATACAGTTATGGATATAATCTACCCGGTTACAATCCTCAGAAAGCGAATCCAGAATACGAAGGCATATATGGTGGTTACGGTACGATTATGTCATACGCTGATCTTGCGACTGGCAGATTCTCCGATCCAACTGTGTCTTGCACCTTTCCTGAAGAGGCAGGTGAATACGCTGGGAAATCAGTGCAATTAGGAACCAATGGTGGTTGTTTCTGTTTAGATCCAATTGAAGAACAACCGCCTGAAACAAACGCCGTCGAACATTTACGTAGAGTGAGATGGGTAATGAGTCAGCTGGCAGAGAATGATCATGAACTACGATTTAACATGCCAGCAATTTTTGATCAAGGAATAAAACCATGTCTGTTTTAGATCCTTTTGAAAATCTGGAGGTGCTTGCAGTGGCAAAATACCAAGTTTTAAGAAACGACCTAACCGATGATGACTATCGATCAAGTGCCTGTACAGCTTTGTTCGAAGAAAAGAGTGAAGCAGTCGAGTGGGTACAGAAGGCGTTGGCCAATTGGCCGCGTCATGAATGGGATGGTGAACAGTGGATGGCTGCATGTTTTGATGAGAAAAATACTTGCACCACGCAATTTGTCATCCAAGCTGTTGTTCGGTATACATAAATTTTTTTCATTTATTTTGAAGAAAACGCTTGACAATTGATTATTTTTTTGAGATAATTATTCCATAGAGTGAAAAAACACTCTCTGATCTCAACTTGATAGGAAACTATATTATGTCGCATGAAATTGAAATCGTTAACGGTCAGGCGCAGATGGCATACGCTGGCGAAGTACCTTGGCATGGCCTTGGTGTGAAAGTCGGTGATAACCTGTCTGCAAATGAAATGATGAAGGCCGCGGGTCTTGACTGGAATGTAGAACGCCATGATCTCTTCACCGAGATTGGCGGCGAACAAGTCAACATTCCTGCCAAAAAGGCACTGGTTCGTTCCTCTGATGACAAGGTTCTTGATGTCGTTGGTAAGGACTGGATTCCTGTACAGAACGAAGAGGCGTTTGAGTTTTTTGAGTCTTATGTGAAAGCAGGCGGCATGACAATGCACACCGCTGGTTCACTCAAAGATGGTCAACAAATCTGGGGTCTCGCTAAAGTGAACGAGTCTTTCAGTCTGTTTGGCGGAAAAGACGAAGTAGAATCTTACTTGCTTCTGTCTAATCCTCACAACTACGGCAAAGGTGTTGATATTCGTTTCACACCGATCCGTGTAGTGTGTAACAACACACTTTCAATGGCACTTGGAGGAAAAGCAACTCTGGGTATTTCTTTGAATCACCGCGCTGAGTTTAATCCTGAGAAGGTACGTGATGCGTTGGCTGAGGCGTCTAAGAAACTGGACACCTACAAAGACATGGCCGATTTCTTGTCACGTAAAAAGTTTAACGAAGAGCGTTTGTTCGAATACTTCACACGTGTTTTCCCCAAAACAACCAACAAAGCAGGTTCTGTCAGCTTTGATGAACTCATGAAGTCCTTCAAAGCAGGCGAGAAAGTTGCGTCACGCAATGCTCTACGAGCGATGGAAGTTGTCGATACACAACCTGGTGCAAACCTTGGACGTGGTACTTGGTGGTCTGCCTACAACGCAGTTACCTTTATGACCAACCACGAATTGGGACACAATCCCGATACCAGAATGCAGTCAGTGTGGTACGGTAGCAACAAAGATCGTAACATTGAAGCGCTTGGGCTGGCAGTCGAATACGCTGAGGCTGCCTAACGTTTGGCGGCACGGGGCCATGGCAAGACATGGCCCGCCGCCTTTTTTTAATCAAAAGGAGAAACAAGATGTTGGACTATGTTATCAATCTTTTGCAAAAACTGTTTGGTAGCGTTGAAAATGTTGTGGTCGAGGTCGAAGAGAATGTAGTGCCTGATTTTGAGGCAATGCCTAAGATGACCAAGGCACAGATCGAAGAGGATGCTCGTCAGTACGGTATCGAACTTGATCGTCGTCAGACCAAGGCAAACATGATTCAACAATACAAAGACATGGTAGGTGCTTAATATGGTATCTAGCAGTGATGATGCTTCACGATCAAAGGCGGTGAATGATTTCATTGTTGAGATTGAGTCTATGCAATCCTCGGATCACGTAGACTACATGGACGCCATACTGTGTTACTGTGAAAAGCATAACCTTGAAATTGAGACCGTTGCCAAGTTTGTTCGAAACAACGCAATACTCAAGGCCAAGGTTCAGGAAGAAGCCGAGAACTTGAACATTCTAGAGAAGACTTGCAGACTGCCTTACGATGACTGATTTTGACGTTTACCAATTATACCGTTCGATATCATTACACTTCAGTACGAGTTATGATTTCTTTCGGTACAACGGTAAGAGCAACGTATCAAAATCAAAGTACGACCTAAGGAATGACAGGTACTATTATCAGAAGTTGGCGAAAGCACAATTTCATAGTGGCGACCTGAAACAGTTTCTTGCTTGTAATTTTTTTCGTGAAGATAACATTTGGGTTGGAAATATATTTGATGAAAAATATAAAGACAACCACAATGCGACACAGAAAAGATTGCAGTCTCTAGAATACATTTTTAAAACCGAGATGTCTCAGTTTGATAGTCTGGACGAAGCATTTGTTGTGAACAACGGCCAATGGCCGAAGATTCTTGAAGCATACAAATGGGATGATGTGAGTCCAGAAACCATGTTAATTGTAATGCAAACCGCTAGGTGTTTTGATTACTGGTCACAGAAAATATCAGAACACATTTTATGGCCTAGATTGCGTAACAGATTGGAAAAGTATAGTCCGTTTGTTTCGATTGATGTACCTAGGTTCTCTGTAGTCCTACATGAGCTTGACAAATAACGTCTGGTGGAGTAGGATAAATAGAACATATTATGAAATATGTGGATAAGCTGAACAATACACTGTCATACATTGAATACGAGGAAATACTCATGACAAATTCTTTTGCACAACTGAAGAAGAGCCGCTCTTCTCAATTCGAAAAACTCGCCAACG